TCTCATATATTAATTTTTGTAGTTTGTTCATGTTTGTTTTTTCTCCTTTGTAGAGGGTGAAAAGCAATTCCACCCTCTAACTTTTCCTTATAAAAAGGGTTATTGATTATTTTTGAAATAGTGATTGTTAAGTATTTGTTTAAATACTTCTCTGCTCTCTCCATCCATATGGCAAATAAAGTCTATGCCATCTTTTTTAAACCTGTTGTGCCACTCTTTTTTATATAAGGGGCTTGCGGTATTGTTAAATCGCTTTTGCAAAAACTCTTCTATTAGTTCTTGCATTTTAAGATCTGTGCCTTCTCTCGTGATCATGTCTTTTTTTCTCCTTGTTAACTGTTTGTATTTGCTCCGCATGAGCAGATAAATATTACTAACAAAAAGTAACGGTAACAATATATAAAGTAACAATAAGTAACAATAGATTATAGTCTATAACACCGCAGCACCGCACCGCACCGCGTTATAAATACATAATTATATTATACTTAGCACTCACTATGTAATCAAATTCCAGGCGGTATTATTATAAGGTTTAGAAACGACAAGCGACATTTTACATCGGTCAACCCACCCCCCCCATGCACCGCGCGGACAAACGACAGGGGGTGCTATGTTACTCCCCAGATATTTTTTCATGCCTAAAAGGCTTTTTTTTGCGTTCATTTGAATTGAAGGAACTATAAGTGTATGTTTTCGTTACACTTATATGCCAAAAACGAAAAAGAAAAAGACGGAAGTGATTAAGCAGGCTACAAAGAATGCTCAAGATAATCCTTACTTAAAGAATTTTCTTGCAGAATATGAAGAGGAGACTGGCTTAAAAACTCGTTTTACTGCAAAAAAGGACAAGTTTCTGGCATATTTAGTCGCAAACAACGGATTCATATCGCACGCAGCTAAAGAAATGGGTTATTTCCCAGCATCAGTAAGGTTTGCAATGAAAGGTGACCCCGCATTTCAGCAGGCGGTCAAAGAAATACAGCAAGGATTCTTAACTGAACGCTTGGATGAACTCGAAAAAATATCATTTACACAGGCAGCGAAGGCTGGAAATGTTACAGAACGTATCTTTCAGCTAAAAGCGCATGACCCAGGTAAATACAGAGATAGAACCAATCAACAAAATACACAGGTGAATGTCATGGTTTCTGGCACATCACCAAAGGATAGGGCAGCATTATTAAAAAAGATGAAGATAAACTAAGCAGATTGGAACGAGAAGCCATCCGCAACAACGCATTTATGACTCCAAGAGACATATTTGAGATTTATTTAATCACCAATTTAGGGTTAACCTCATTTATGGCGAATGAGGCTACAGAATTTGCTATTGATTTATTTCATTTAGATAAAACTGGTAAGTTGCCCCTTGATTGGGAAATTTGGTATAGGAATCAGGCTTAGTGGATGTAAATATATCCTATAGAGATGGTGAAGGTAATCCTACATCGCCATTAGATCATCAGGAAGAGTATCATTTATTTACAGGATGGAGTAAGCATCAGGTGCTTGCAGGTTCATTAGGTACGGGTAAAACAGAGGCAATGTGCATGGAGGCAATCCATCAAAGTGCTGCATTTCAGGGTAATCTTGGTTTAATGGGTAGAAAGGTACTGGATTCGTTTAAAAAATCTACGCTTATCCAGTTGCTCGATCTTGGTCAGGGTTTTATTGATAAGCATCGCGCCCAAGACCGAGAAATTATCTTTAAAAACAGGTCAAAAATCGTATATATGGCGTTAGATGACTCCAGAGACTCTATTCAACGCATAAAATCAATGAATTTAGGTTGGTTTGCCTTTGATCAAATTGAAGAAATAACTGAACAAACATTTATAGCTGCTGCGGGTCAAATGCGTAGAAAAAATGCCATGCGTTGCAGTTTTCATACTTGCAATCCAGCAGGTCATGACTGGGTATGGAAGAGATGGAAGAAGGATAAAGAAAAGCAGAATAAGAAGAAAGGTGGTTATAGACTCATTGAAACGATGACTTGGCAGCCTGGCATGCCCCCTCCACAAACCGATGATGAAGTAAGATTGTATTCAGACAACCCTCATTTGCCCGCAGACTATATTAGACATCTATTATCCATGCCAGATCAATGGGTCAACCGTTATGTATACTGTAGCTGGGATGATTTTGCGGGATTAGTCTATCCTGAGTTCAAAGAAGAGTCCCATTGTATCAAATCATTTGATATTCCTAAGTGGTGGAATCACTATGTGGTGTATGATTATGGCTATCGTAATCCAAGTTCCATCCTTTTTGCAGCTACAGATGAAGAAGGTACGATTTTTGTCTATGATTTGATCTATGAATCAGAACACACCATTGAAATGTTAGTTCCAAAGGTAGAAAGAAGGTTGAAAAGTGGTGTCGATTATACCTTTTTGGCAGATCCCAGTATTGTCAGAACAGAACGAGATGGAAATAGTGTCGCAGATGAGTGGTATGATTATGGGATTGAGTGGGAAAAAGCAAAAAACGATAAGCGTGCTGGGTTTGAGCGAGTGTCCAGTTACTTGAAGCTTGATGAGAATATGCGCCCTAAGTTATTGTTTTTTAATAAATTAAATATGAAACCTTTGGTGGAAGAAATCGTTGACTATAAGTGGAAGGAACTCAAACATGGATTTGAAAGTAGGAATCTACCCGAAGAACCTGTTAAAAAGAATGATCACGCAATGGATTGTTTGCGTTACCTTGTTCATTATGTCGAGGATAGCTTTTCTCCCAACGAACCTAGTGATGACTATGGTCTTTGGGGTTTTTCACAAAATAAACGAACAAGTTGGATGAGTGCATGAATTTACACGAAGTACATGAAGTTTTTGAAGCAATGCTGGAGAATGATTCTCATTGGATGGATGCAGCAGAGGAATCAGCCAGATTTTATACTGGTAGTTTTGGAACTGGTCAGTGGGAGGAATCAGACTTACAGACATTACGCGCAGAAGGTAGACCGCCTTTACAGTTAAATATTATTCTTCCAAAGGTCAATTTAGTGACTGGTGTGGAGAGACAGGGGCGTTCTTCATGGAAAGCGCGACCTATAGAGTCAGATGATGAGAATGAAGCAATGCTCACTACTGCTCTTTTATACCATTTAGACAGAAATCGCAAGTTACAGAGTTTATTTAGTCGCGTATTTAAGGATGGAGTGATTACTGGGCGAGGTTGGATAGATATTTGCGTTGAACCAGGCAAATATTATGATGGTGAGTTAACCATAAAAAGAGAATCATGGGCAAATGTTCATATTGATCCTGAATGTAGAACGCCTGATACTAAAGATTGGAACTATTTAGCGCGTACCAAATACCTTACACTGAATCAGTTGCGCTCTATGTATCCTGATGCAGTAGGAGATATGGAGAATATAGAGTCATTTTTAGATGTTCCATATGAGTCAGGAGAAGAAATTGGCAGTTATTATAGTAGTGCAGAGCCAATTAACCCCGCATATCATTTAGATCCCGTACATCGTAAGGTTCGCGTGTTGGAAATGTGGAATCGTGAGTATGAAAAAGAGCATTTTATTATCAATAAGGCTACTGCAAGAATCTCCCCAACAGGATTTGCAAGTAAAAGAAGTGCAGAAAATCAAATAAAAGAATTACAGGAGATGGAAGAAGCTGCAAATATGCCAATGAAAACTGAATTTGGTGTGATCAGTAGGGTAGTTCCAAAAACGTACGTTACGTTATCTGCTGGTATGAGAATATTGCAGGAAAAAAAGAACAATCCATACATGCACAATGAGTTTCCATTAGTTCCCTATTTTTATCACTTTGAGGATATGGGTGATTACATAGAAACCTTTGGTATTGTGGAGAATATGAAAGATCCACAGCGAGAAAAAGATAAAAGACGTTCACAGATGCTTGATATTATTAATAGATCACCAAGAGGCGGTGGTGTGTTCGCTGGAAATAAGGTTTCTCAGGAGGAAATGAACGAAGCCTCCACAACAGGTAGGTGGATTGGTATTCCTGGCTTTAAAGGGCGAATTACAGACTTTATGCAGCAATGGTCGAACTCTCACTTATCTATTGTAGGCAGTATTGCTGCAATGGAGCAGAAAGCAGAGTTTGATGCAAAAGAAATTAGTGGTGCTACCGATCCAATGATGGGTATTGCTACCTCAACAAAAGAAAGTGGAATTGCAGCTCAGACTAGAATTAGACAGGGAATGATGACCTTACAGGAACAGATGGAGAACTTGGATATGACCAAGACCACTGTTTTGATGCAGGCACTGAAAAATATGCAACAATTTTACACTCCAGATAAGATTAAAAGAATTATCGGTGCAGAAACCGAAAAAGCACAGTCTCCAGAAGAATTAGAAGTTATTAATGAGACAATCAATAGGTTTCTTACCAACTTTGAAAAATTTGAATTTGATATTGTTCTTGATAAGGGCGAGAACTCACCAACGATGAAAGCTGCCAAAGCGCAGCAGGTGGGCGAACTTGTCAGGAATGGGTTTTCCAGTTTATTCCCGCTTTATGTAGAGCTTTCAGACATGGATGCTGGAAGGGAAATCCTAGAAAAATTTGAAGAAGAACGATCCGCACAGATGCAAGCGCAGCAAATGCAGTCAATGATGACTGGTGAGGATAAATCGTGATTCGCAACCCCCGAAATAAAGGATAAGGTACAATGGAAGAGCAAGAAAGTTACATTGATAAGGCTAAAGAATTAGACGGTACAGCGACTGATTCTCCTGAATCAAATGTAGTAGAGCAAACAGCAGAGACACCTGTAGAAGAAACAACAAACTATAAAGTCGGAGACAGAGAATTTTCTTCTGTTGATGAATTAGTAGAGTATGCTTCAAATACAGACAAGTCTTATAGGAATCTTCAGGAACTCAATGGCAGGCAGACCAATGAACTTGGTGAACTGCGTAAGTCTCTTGATGAAATCAGGGCAAATACTACCCCAAAGGAAGTAGAG